ATAAGCGCAAGCGCCCGTCTATAAGACGGGTTTTTCTTGTAAGCGGCGAGCGTACGGCGAATGAAGAGCTCTCTCTTCTGAGCCCACGTGACGCGTTCGCCTGGCGCGAACTCTAGTGACATGCGCATTGGTGTTCGGAAGTGTGTGTATGCACGAATGAATCCACGAGGACTGCGAGCCACTTCGCTTACGCCATTCTGTTCGAGTGTAGGGATCATACTTTCTACCTCTTCTACTGTCATCCATTTGTATGTCATTTCTCATTAGAGCTTAGAAAATATTCTCCAGGCGAGATTTTAGGAGTCTTAGACGCTGGTCGTCGGATAGTACCTTGCACGCTGCTTGTCGTGCGTTTATTATGCCGCAGAATGGCTGGTGTAAATTAATGTACGACGCGATCGCTGGTGCGCATGATCTGCGCTTTCCCTCGCGCGCCGCATTGATGAGATCCTTTTTGCGTGATTCGTATCGTTCGAGTGCTGCTGCATAGGCCTTACGGCTAACGATTCGATTGCGTTTGTTTATCATCAGATCTTCGCGTGTAAGGTTTCCGCTCGTGCGAGTTGCCTTTCCGTTGAACACTTCAGCCTTTGATCCGATGATCTGCATTTTAATTTAAGTGTATCACATTTTTTTTCGAAGAGCTACTTAGTAACAAAAAATACAAAAAGCTAGGAAGATGAAGACTATGGAAGTGCAGACCGCTATTAGCCCTGCTGCTATTCTTCGAATGTACTATGCACAGTCTAAGCAGGAACTGTTCGGAGGGTCGGTTTACGCGACAGGTGGCAGCCGTATGAGGTCGTTTGAGACTCCGTCGACTGTTGATCATCGAGTCGGTGGAGCGGCTGACGCTTACGGGTATGTGAACATCCCACTCGTCTTCGACCAGTCTGATAAGGCACACCCGGTTCCTCCTCTCGATTGGTATCCTCAGCAGTACGTTCCATCTACGGATGAAGCAAGGAAGCAGAAGAAGGAGGCCGAGTACGCCGGGTTCAGAGATCAATGGATCAAGGCTACGCTGAGCCAGTACAAATGAGTTGGTTCAGGATTTGAGAAACAAAAAAATCTTTCGCTATACAAATAAAAAATAAATCTGTGATGATCTCCCTGAAAAAAGGAAATCCTGTTGCTGTTATCTGTACAGGAAAAGATGAGGGAAAGAAGATATTCATCTCAGACGACGCGGGTGCATCGGAACTTAAGCAGGATCCTCTCGAGCTCTTCGGGAACAATGAGCTTGCTCCGTCGAAAAAGCCTATCACTGCTGCACACCGGCGTGCCATACGGACTGCGCTGCTTGACGAGCGCGTTGACTATCCTCCCGAGCTCGAGGACCATATGGAGATTCTTCGGCGAGAATATGACAGGAAGAATAGGTACGAATACAGGACGGATTCAGAGACGCTGTGTGTGTACCCGGCCAAGGGATCTGAGCGAGTGTTCGTAGCCGGAAAGTCTGGATCCGGTAAGTCGACGTTCACGGCGCAGTACATCCGAGAATACACTGAGATGTATCCTAAGCGAAACGTGTTCCTAATTTCGACGCACGAGGAGGAGAAGGCGTACAAGATTCTCCCGATCAATCAGATTCCTCTCGACGAGACGTTTTTGACGAGTCCGCCTACCCTTTCGAACCTTCAGCAGTCGCTTGTTGTGTTCGATGACACTGACAACTTACAAGACAAGAGTCTTCAGCATGCAGTGCAATCGTTGAACAACGACCTCCTTGCGAACGGCCGTAAGTATGAGATTCACGTGATCACTCTTGCTCATCAGCTCATGGACTACAGTCGATCACGGACTCTGCTTAATGAGGCAAATCGCGTGGTCTTCTTCAACGGCGGATCCGCTTATCACGTCCAGCGGTACCTCAAGGTTTATGCCGGTCTGCAGCCTAAGCAAATTCGTAGGATACTTGATTCTAGATCTAGGTGGACGTGCATGGGCCTCACGATTCCTAATTACGTTGTTACGGAGCACGAGGTATACGTACTTAGGCCAGAGTAGCCAGGTCTGGTACGCTGAGAACGACGTATTCGTCCATGCTGATATCGTGATCGCATGCATTTTTTTTTACTTCCGATGCAAATTGCTCGGCTGAGATCTTGTGATTCTTTTGTCTGAAGATGCACCATCGGCCGCATGTAGACGTCTTTGGTCCTTGGAGGCATACGTTGTTGTATGCAATGTTTTGTTCACTATTCATTAGAAGGCGTAAGAGGTGTGTGTGCAGTTGACCGGATACTTTTTTGAAGTTTGGAGTCACCCAGTTCAGTTCGTTGTCTGGAAATATTCCGTAGCTATCGAACATCTCGATGCACGGAGCTCCGTTTGTGTCGACTGTTTTGTGTACAAGACACCAGTGGCCGCGGTTAGGCGCCATTTCGTAGAGCAAGCAGAACGGCAGGCTCGGTAGTTCTATCCTGTCCTCTAGTTCCCTGTATAGATAACACGGCATACCAGACCGTCTAGTTATCTCCTTGTCTGAAAGCGATCTGTAAAGTCCTTCCATTTTATTTTTTATCTCTTATGTATAAACAAAAAAAAACAATGAACGTAAAAGATGTATCGTCTCAGGACATTGTCTATTACAATGCGACAATGGTCAACACGACGGAGAACCGTGTGGTTGCAGACATACAAGATTCTAGGTCAGTTGCCGTTGTAGATCGCCCAGAGAACTGGGAGATGTCTATCGTACGATTTGACATTGACTCGATCTTGCTTCCGGTAGCGATGTTTCCTATGCGATCTGGAAATGACACGCAGCTTTCTTTCACGTTTCGCAGTTCAGGAATCGACTACGGTCCTTTCTACGTGCAGAACCTCGAGGGAACTGGATTCGTTCAGAGCATCGCTCTTGGTATAGAGAGCATAAACGATTGCATCGCGGCTGCATGGCCTCTTATCGGAGGGTCTAGGCCTCAGTTCCCTCCCAAGCTAGTGTGGGATCCACTGACTCAGCTCTTCCGGTTTTACTTCACACCGGACTATGCTACGACTTACAACGACTTCATCGTATACATGTCCGACGTTGCATACAGGTACTTGTACGCGTTTCCTTCCATCATAATCGGGCCTAACGAGCCTCTAGGTAAGGATGTGATGTTGTTTACCTGGAACGCGAACTTCGTGCAGACTGCTGCTACTAGCAGGGTTGGGCTTCCTCTTGTTCTTCAGTCCCCTGGTTACTATTCGGCTGGAAATCTAGTCTATCTTGAGCAATCCGCGAAGGCTATTTCAAACTGGTCGGCTGTGAGGACAGTTTATCTTACGACGTCTACGCTTCCGATTGTACGCGAGTCTGTTCCCGGATCAGTTGGTTACGGCCAGAACACCGGTTCGTCTTCCAATACGATGCCGATGGTAACGGATTTCATTGTTCCGCAGGATCAGAATCCAATGGAAAGCCACGGTCGACTTGAGTACCTTCCTACGGCGGAATATAGGATGATTTCGATGGGAGGCCGCGAGCCGATCTATCGGGTCTCTCTCCAGGCGTGGTGGACTTCTTTTGCCGGGAATGCTTATCAAGTGCAGCTTCCTCCTAATGGTGTATTCTCTGCCAAGATAATGTTTCGTCGAAAATAATTTTTAGGTTCGCTCAATTTTTTTTTCGTAGTCCCATTGTGTAAAACACCCAAAACCCCAAATATGTCGATTACGGTTGATACGCTTGCTACTAAGCGAGTCATCGATACTCGTACTGATGTCAATAGCTACGCTCGTCGTACGTACCAGATCTTCGACGGCCCGCAGGATTCCGGGTACGTTAAGTTTTCGCCGAACGGATCAAACGGCGGAGCGACTGGTGCTGGTAACCAGATCAACTTCACTCTGAACCCTCCGTCGACGCGAGTGTTCGTGAATCGCCGCGTTATCATCGAGGCTAAGTTCAACGTTTCAATCACAGGGATACCGCAAAATCCCGACGACGACGGCGGTGGAGTTGACCTGAACAATGGGTACCTAATCAACCTGGCCGAATCCGGAGCAACCGGCGCGCAACGGTCTTCGTTCGTTCCTGATGTTGCCGGTACTGATCTCGGGGAGCCGATCGGCACGTGTGGCCCCCGTGCTTATCCGCTTGCGAATGCGACGCAGTCGTTGCAGGTCAACATCAACAACGATCAACTTTCCCAGAATCTAGGTCAGTACTGGCGTGCTACCACGAGGTACGCGAATAGTCTCGCTCAATCCGAGATCGACCAAGGATCCACTGCGACGATGCTTGACATGGCTCAGGATTACTCTCAGACTACTGGAAATGCTCTGTCGCCGTTCATGAAGCGAGGCACTAATCCTATTCAGACGTCGCGTACAGGGATCTACGAGATCAAAGTCCTCACTAATCCGAGGTGGACTACGGGTTCTGGCCCGGTAACCGCTACGCTTCAGTTTACTGTCCGTGAGCCATTGTACCTTAGCCCATTCTTGTTTCAGCGAGGTGCGCAGGACACTGGTCTTATCGGCGTGCAGACTCTAGGGCTTCAGCTACAGCTCGGCGGCCGAGGCGGTGGATCTCTTGCAGATGCGATCTTCTCGATTGACACTGCGAGGTACGATGCGGCTACGGTAGTCACTGCTACAACGCAGGAAGTATACTGCTATATGAACTTCCTGACACCGGACGCTCTTCAGGTAATACCGGACGTGAACAACTACCCGTACTACGAGCCGGTCTTGTACACTACTACGAACAACCAAGTGATTGATCCGGGCGAGACGGTCATCCATATCGCCGAGATGAACAACATTCAGCTGAACTCGATCCCTCAGCGTATGTTGATTTTCATCGACGAGCCGGATCAACAGGGCCGTGTGGGTAAATCGGACACGTACGCAACGATTGAAAATATTAACATCTCGTTCGACAACCGAGATTCTCTTCTTGCGGCTGCGTCGCCGATCGACCTGTATAACATCGCCGCAAAGAACAACACAAACTTGACATGGTCGGAATGGAGCCGCGACTGTGGATCGGTTCTGTGTCTGAACTTCGGCGAAGACATCCCGCTTCGTGCTAATCAGGCAGTCGGCCTGCGTGGGTCTTACAACCTGCGCATGACTGTGCGGTTCCGAAATGTGAAGACTGGCCGGTACCGAGAGTCGGGTCAGGCTGTATCCGAACCAATGCAAGGGTATACTCTAAGTGTCGTTGTATTCTCCGTCGGCGTCATGACAATCGCACAGCAGAACGTTGTGCGCACTACCGGTATCCTTACAAACGAGGACGTCCTCCGATCTAAGGAACAGCCGGCTACTCCGTACATCAATTCGGGCGATCTCTACGGAGGCGGTTTCTTCGACGATTTCGCGAAAGGGTTCATGTCTGTGATCCGACCGGTCGCAAACATCGCTTCGAAGGTTATCCCGTTCGTTGCACCTGAATTTGCGCCTATCGCAACCGGTGTCAACTCGTTCCTCAACCCGCAGGGATCTGGTCTTACTGGTGGAGGTCTCACTGGTGGCCGGATGGTTGGCGGCAAAAAGGTCACTCGCGCCCAACTCGCTAAAATGATGCGATAAAAGCCTACGTTCGGTAGATTGCCTAAAACTGCCAAAGGGGGTTTATTTTTTTTTCGTATGTAATCAATATAAAAACCAAAAAAAGAAATGGACTTGAACTCGATAAACTCTGGTAACGTTGCATCAAAAGGCTGGCTTAACCCTGTGGTTGGTACGCTTTCGGCGGCTAATTTGGTTACGGCGGATCCTAAGTCCGGTATTAGTAAGCCAGTCACGAGCATCACGTACGCGTCCCAAAACACACTCACGAGTCCTGTGTACAATATCGGGACGAGCGCGTACCAGTACATCGATATGACAACTTTCGGTGTTGTCGGTAGCCTCGTCCCTATCTCCAAGCTCGTTGTCGGCTCTACATTCGAGATCTACATGAGCGGACGTTTCACCGACAATCCCCAAGGAACCGGTTCGCTCGCGTTCTACCCGACATTCGGAAGTGGTGACCCAACTGGCGGACAAACCGCCGTCGAGATTCTCATTCCGTATGACAGTAACGTCGGATCGAAGTTTTTCGAGTTTCGGTGCACCTTGCGCGTGATCTCATTTACGGATACGACGCTAACGTGCCAGTCTTCGTACACTTCCAGTTCAAGCGCTGGTACGAGTTCGCGGTCCTACATCGGGGGAGACGCTACTCCCAACGCCGTGACGACCCTTTCGCGAACAGCGGAAGATTCCTTTCAGCTTATTGTCTGGGCTCAAGGGCAGCAATTCGGACAGGTTGTCACCAGGGACCAATACTACGTTCGGCAGATCGCCTAAAAGACCGATAAAAGTTTTATTTTTTTTTCGTATGCCACCAATATAAAAACAAAAATGGACCTGAACTCGCTAAACGGTGGCACAGTTGCATCAAAGGGCTGGCTTAACCCAGTCGTCGGGACTATCACATCGGAAACCTCGTATTCCGGGCAATATCTTCTCAAGGATCCTGTGTCCGGTTGGCCGGCAAGGCAATGCGGCGGTACGTTCGCGTACCAGACCGGAATTCCTATTCCGATTTACGAGCTCACCGCTGGTACGTACACCGATGTCACGACGTCGCAGGTGACTGGTAATTACATTCCTACCAGCCAACTCGATGTCAACAACACGTTCGAGATCTACATGGCAGGCGTATTCCTCGAGGACAACTACCCTTTGGCAGGAACCCTCACGCTCTACCCTGCATTCGTACCGGTGTCCGCGATTGAAGATGCCATGACAGAAGTTCGCATTCCGTTCGAATCCGTCCTTGGGGCAAAGTCGTTCGAGTTTCGGCTGCGATTCCGTGTAACCGCAGTTACGGACACGACGATTACGTGTCAGGTTTCGTACCAGAGCATGGCAGCGGGGGCGACAGAAGCTAAGGTCAATGTAGTCACCGACACATCTATTGTGCCGATGCCAACTCCGTCGCGCGAATCGAATAACATCTTTCCGCTTAGGGTCTATGCCACCGGCGCCTTCGAAACCTTCAGGCGCTATCAATACTCCATTCGGCAGGTCAGCTAAATGGCGACAGCGCTTACGGCTATGCTTGTCATGGAATCTGTTCGCGGAACTGTTTGATCGACTACTGACGGCGATTCTTTTTTTTTGTCCTGGGGCTGCGCGCCCGGAGGCTCATTTTGTAGGATGCACCCGTTCCAGCAACAAGTGACTGTCCTGCATCGCGAGTATCTAACGGCTCCGAATATACCTAAACACAGTGTTGTTCTCCACCTATAATGGCGAGTATGTCAGCCGTGCTTGTCACTATGTTCCCCATTTTTTTGTCTTTATAGTATGATAAAAAAAATAACGACAAGATGGACCTAAATTGCATGAATACTGGTACTCCGGAAACCAAAGGATGGCTGAATCCCGTCTTCGGGCACATAGACGCTAAAGAAATCGTAGTTGACTCGATTACAGCGAATACTTACAACGGTACGTTTCCTGTCATCGTCGGTCCGCCTGGTCCGCAAGGGCCGCAAGGAATACCAGGAATTCAAGGTCCGCAAGGATCTGTAGGGCCTGCAGGTGCGCAAGGCCTCCAAGGCTTACAGGGAATCCAGGGACCTCTTGGGCCTCCAGGGAACGTAGGAGCGCAAGGACCACAAGGCGACCAAGGCACCCAAGGACCTATCGGTCCAGACGGTCCTCAAGGACCTCCTGGAATTCAAGGGCCGCAAGGCGACCCTGGGGTCCAAGGCCCAATCGGCTTACAAGGTCCGCAAGGCGATCCAGGCCTCCAAGGACCACAAGGAATACCAGGCGTAAAAGGAGACACTGGAGCTGCTGGTGAAAACGGATCGTCGAGTTCGATCTTGTTTTATCGTGCTGACTCTAATTCACAAGTTCCTCCTCCTGCAAATAGTTTCGTTCGATGGAACGCTGTGGACCAAACCGAAGCAACGTTCTTGTACTTTAGCCATATCGACGATTCGGCCGATGACGTGGAGCGTATCTTGGAACAGTGTACCCCCGGATCGACTGTGCTCGTGCAAGACCGCAATCAGAGCGCGAACTACCAGAATTTTAAGCTTACCGAGCCCGCTATCAACGTGCCTGGGTCTTATGTGTCTTTCCCGGTCACGTTCGTCAACGGAGGCGGCACTGGTCTTGCTGGATTCGCGAATAACCATGCTCTGTTGATCGGTGTGCTTTACGCCGGCCCGCAAGGTCCAGAGGGACCTCCAGGTATCCAAGGTCCACAAGGCGATCCCGGTATCCAAGGCTTACAAGGAATCCAAGGACCTGTAGGACCACCGGGAATTCAAGGGCCGCAAGGTGACCCTGGTATCCAAGGACCTCCTGGAATTCAAGGACCACAAGGTGATCCAGGTATCCAAGGACCTCAGGGCGACCCAGGTATACAAGGACCGATAGGTTTACAAGGACCTGTAGGGCCACCAGGCGAACAAGGTCTCCAAGGAGTGCAAGGCAACCAAGGTATCCAAGGCCTCCAAGGTCAACAGGGACTCCAAGGGGCAGTTGGCAGTCCCGGTACAGCAGCAACTATCAGTGCTGGCCTAACTACGACGGGTGCCGCCGGGACATCCGCATCAGTTATCAACAGTGGCACCAGTTCGGCGGCTGTCTTCGACTTCACCATTCCACAGGGAATACAGGGAAATACAGGAGCACAAGGCCCGCAAGGAATACAGGGGCCAGCAGGCCCGCCTGGTCCGGCCGGTGAATCCAATACGGTTTATAAAGTCTTTACACGAGGGACTGGTAGTCTTGTGAATGGGTTTTACGCAGACTCGTACGTGGTACTCGGCTGGGACCAAACGGCAAACGAGCTCAATATCCGCCAGCCTACAGCGCGCGCAAATGTATACGCCGTCAATGGGATAAACAACGGTGGAAGTTTCCCGTCAGGTGCTTCGATGATTCTGTCTACTACGAACAACGACTACTACTACCAGCCGAGCACTGGTTCGATTACTTTCACAATCTCGAGTGATAGCGTCGGGACTCATCCGTTTTACAAAGTGAACATCGTTCTTTCCGGTACTTTAGGAACGAATTACATCTACACGACCGTACAAAAATTTACTCCGCCGTGAAAAAAAATCGTATGCACCAATGATAACAAAAACAAAAAAGAGAACTCAACGGGCCTGAAATATGCCACCGAAGAAGAAGCCGTCTAAGAAGGGAGGTTTCCTACCACTACTATTCTTGCCGCAGTTGCTAGGTATGGCTGGACTTGCTGGCTCACAAGGCTCTGGCCTTACTGGCGGCGCTATGGGCGGGAAGAAGCGCGGATCTGGTCTGACCGGCGGGAAGAAGAAACGCTGAAGATTTTTACATAAATCAATTTTTTTTTCTTTGTATGTTGTATACAAAAAACGTGCATAGGATAAACAAAATGCCCCCAAGAAAGAAGGCCGTTAGTGCTGTCAACAAGACTAGTATCAATGACCTTATTGATCGTATACGGAAAAGTTCCGCGATATCTAGGACGGCGTTTTCCCTGGCTCCTGCGATGAGGAATCCGATCCAGAGCATGGTTTCTCAGCGTATTCCTATAACGGCTAATCTTGCCGATTACTACAGGAGGCCAGAACCGGCTAGGATTTCTCGAGCAATCGCAGAGCCCGTAGCCCCTAGACCGGTGAGGCAGATGGCACTCGACGATATTGCTATGCCTACCGCGCGCGCGATTGCAAGAGAGAAAGCAGGTCCTAACGCGATACAGATTTCTAGAAGGAGAGCGGAGCAAATCAAGAAGGAGCTCTCTGCGCTTGGATCTACGAAGGAAGCGGCTGCTAAGATTCGAGATGCATTTGCTAAGGCGAATCCAACGCCCACGAAGCCAGCAGGGCCATCGAAGCCGAGGCCAGTGGCGCCGTCTGCTCCAGTGGCTCCTCCTCCTACTCCAGCACAGTCTCCTTCTTTAGTCAAAGAGGCCGAAAAGCTTGCGTCGCTTCTTCTTATGCCTCACGAGACAAAGGAGGATGCGATCGCTACAAAGGATGCTGTCGTCGCGAAGATGGCAGAGAATCCAGCACTGGAAGAGAAGGTCCGAGAAGTTGTTTCTTCAGGCGAGCTGTCTGCTAAAAAGCCATTGGCTCTTGCTAAAACGGATGCGGTAGCGGCCGCA